CTTCATCAAGACGCCGAAGCTCATCAACCCGATCGACACCTGCATGATCGACGACAACCTGGTCACGCTGTTTGCGGCGATCCGGTTCATCAAAGACCCGAAAGAGAAGCAGCTCGCGCAGTCGGAGGCGCAGGAGAAGCTGATGACGATGAAGGCCAACACGGAGGCCGGTGGCGAATCGATCCGGCTCGGCCTCGGCGAACCCGAACTGACGCCGTTCCAGAACGTCGTCATTCGCGTGAAGTGACATGGCGCAAGTCGAAATCAAGGACTTCAAGTACGGGCTAAACCGGCGCCGCCCGCGCATCGCCGGCGTGCCCGGCAACCTGTGGAACCTCATCAACGGGCACATTTCGCGCGGCGGCGACATCGAGTCCGCGAAGAAGTTCGTCTCTACATACACCTTGCCGGCGAGCACGTTCGGCCTTGGCCAGATCAACGGCCAGCTTTTCGTCTTTGGCTCCGCCGATCTCGCCGCGTCCATGCCGGTCGGCGTGCAGTATCAACGGCTCGCAAGCGCGACCGCCGCGGCCATGACGCGCGTGCTGCACAACAACACCTACGGCGGCAAGCATTACGTCATCGCTGAATACGTCGACGGGGCGATCGAACACTTCTATAACGGAACCCGTATCGCCGCGTGGGACACGCTCGCTACCGACAATTCCAGCTTCACCACATTGGCCGATTATCTCGGACGTAAGATCAATGTGAGCACGGACGTCGACGCTATCGCGTTCGGCAGCACCGTTCTGGTCACCGCAACCGTCCCTGGAACGGCTTTCACGATCTCGGCCACAACGACAGACGGAGGGGACACCACTAGCCCGGTGGCTACGGTGGCTACCGTACAGGCCAACGTGGCGGCAGTCGCCGAGGTACGCGCGACCGGCAGCTTCACGGTGACGGGTGGCACGCGCAGCCCCGGCGTCAACAAAGTCACTCAGATCACCGTGAACGCCGTCAGTCTGCTGGTTAAGCATATCGATTGGGTCATCGACAATTCATCGACGGCCACCGCTGTCGCGACCGAGATCAACAATAATTCAGCTACTCACGGGTACAGCGCGTCGGCGGCTGGTGCCATCATCACGATCACGGCCGCCGTCGGTACAGGGGCCACGCCCAACGGGTACGTCGTCGCACACACCACGGCAGGCAACGTCACCGCCACCAACGCCAACTTAAGCGGCGGCGTGACGAAGGTTACCGCCGTGGCGCAGGTCAGCACTGTCGCGCTCAGCGGAACCTACGATTCGGTGGACACGTACACCGTCGTCGTCAACGGCACTTCCTACATCGCGATCGGTCGCGCGTCAGGCCACGGCACCTACGCCTTCGTCTACAAGACGCGGGAGTACGTCACGGCCGGATCGTTGCTCGAATACTCGGCGGTCAACAGCGGCAGTGACTTCTCCACTGCCGGCGCGGCGTCCGGCACCGGGTTCATCAACATCAGCAACGATTCGGACGGTTCCGAGCCGCTGCAGGCGCTCGCGCCGTACCAGACATTCGTCGCCGCTTTTACGCGCAAGACCATCCGGATTTATGCGCTGCAGACCGACGCCACGCTGAATGCGTTCCAACAGACGCTCGACAATTCCGGCACGATCGCGCCGCGCTCGGTACTGTCTTACGGCAACGCCGATGTGTTCTACCTCGACGAGACTGGCATCCGGTCGATCCAGGCGCGCGATATCACGAACGTCGCTTTCGTCAACGACGCGGGCTCGGCGATCGATCCGCTGGTGTCCGACTGGATTACGTCGCTCGACGAGGACACCGTCGCGCGGGCTGTCTCGGTCATCGAGCCTGTCGAAGGCCGGTTCATGCTGGCGATCGGAACGCGCATTTATGTGCTGTCGTATTTTCCGAGCACCAAGGTCAACGCGTGGTCGTACTACGAACCGGGCTTCACGGCGACCGACTTCATCCGAACGAAGCGCAAGCTGTACGCTCGCGACACCGGCACTATATACCTATATGGCGGCGCGTCCGGAACCACGTACCCGGCCGCAGGCGAGCAAACCATCACAGTCGACATGCCGTTCATAACCGCGCAAGATCCCGCCACGTTCAAGCGCTGGGAGGGTTTCGACATGGCCTGCCAGGGGCAATGGCAGGTCGACCTGTTGGTGGACCCGGACGACGAAACCAAGCTGATTTCGATTGGAAAAGTGACGAAAAGCACTTTCAACCTCCCCGGTATCGCTACTGTCGGGGAAGAGCCTATGGTTGCGCCCCGGCTGACGTCGAACGCAGGGGGTAAGCTGACGGTCAGCAGTATGGTCCTGCATTTCCTGAAAACCGAGACCGGATAGCCAAAAACGTCGAAAACAAGTGCTTTCGTCTTTCGACAAAACTCGATATATTGACCAATTAACGGGCGTTGTTCCTCGGTTTCGCCGTGCCGATCTCCTGAAAACAGGGCAACGCTATGAGTTTTTGGAGCAAGCTTTTTGACCCATGGGGCATCGTAGCGCCCGCGTGGAACAATATCTCAGGCAACACCGCGTCGTTCAATTCGCGCCAGGCCGCTGCCAAAGCGCAGCAGACGCAAGAGGCGCAACTCGCGCAGCAACAGGCGATCGCCAGACAACAGGCGGACGCGCTCGCCGCGCAACAGCAGGCGACTGCGAACAACATCAACGCCGGCAGGTCTTCGATCGACAGCGCCTTCGCGCAATTCGATGAACCGTATTTCGCCAACGCCGCGAAGTCCTACAACGATTATTACACCCCGCAGATCAACCAACAGGAAGAGATGGCACGCGACAAGCTGACATCGCAGCTCGCCGGGCAGGGCGTGCTGGATTCAACTGTAGGCGCGAACAGAATGGCCATGCTGGCGAAATCCGCCGCCGATCAGCGCGCGTCGACGGCAAACAGCGCGCAGTCACACGCGAACTCGCTGCGCGGCCGAGTGAGTTCGTCCAAGGACGCACTTTACGCTTCGAACCAGGCGGCTGCGGACCCCAACGCCACGGCGGCCCGAGCCACTGGCGAGGCCACGACACTGGCAAACGGCGTCCAACTGTCGCCGCAACAGCCTGTCGGCGATCTGTTCGCTAGCCTGTTAAACCCGGTGGCTGCTGCGACGACCGCGCTCGGCAATTCTTACAGCAAAAAAACCCACGGCGTCAGCTCTTCGGCGCCGACCACGGGTGCGGGTTCTTCTCAGGTAATAGGTTAAACGATGGATCCGATCTCAATCGGTCTTCTCCTGGCAAGTCTCGGCTCTTCGGCCGCTGGCGGCGCTATGAACGCGAACGCCAGCGCGAAGGACTATCAGGCCAAGCTGGAAGCGGAAACCGCGCAGGCGCAACAGCAGACCGCCGAGGCGGCTGCGCGCAACGCCGTGCTCGGTCAGTACCAGGACCGCAACAAGGGCTACATCGCGCAGAACCAGGGCGTGCTCGGCGCCGAAATCGGCGGCTTCGCGAAGCCGGCGCAGGAGGCACAGCAGTCCGCGCTTACCGCTGGCCGACAAGGTGCGATCCGCTCGGCGATCGATGCAGGACCTGTGGCTGCGTCTAGGCTCCGGGACACCGACTCACCGGCGGTCGCCAGCGCCTACGCCAGGGAAATGCAGGACAAGATGGCGCTCTCGCGTTCGCAGGGCGACGCACAGGGCGCTCTCAGCGCCTTCGGCGACAACTGGGACCGTAATGCGCTCAGTGTCGCCGGCGCCAACCGAAACATTGGCACCACGAACGCGATCAGTCAGAACGACATGTCGACGTTGCCGGCGGCGCAGGACCTGGCTGGTTTTCAGACCCGCAAGATCATCAAACAAGCGCCGGCGGCCAACAGGACGGCCGGCAATCTGCTCACCGGCCTCGGCACGCTCGGCGCCACCGTGGCGGGTTCTGGTGCCTTGAAAGGCGCATCATTCTTTGGCGGAACTGCGCCGGCAGTGCCCGGGCTTTCGCTCACAGGTACGGGTGGATTGTACTGATGGTACAGCTTATCGGCAATCGTATCGGCATCCAGGAGACCGGCACCAGCACGCCGACGTATGACGTCGGCGGCGTGTTCTCCGCGCTCGGCAAGCCGTACATGGACATGACGTCCGGCGCGCTGAAGCGTTCGCAGATCGGCATGCACGATGCGAAGACGGCGCAGATGACCCGCGCGGAGACGGGCATCGAAGCGCTCGCGAAATATCGCGCTGCCGGAGGGACCGACGTGAACGTGCTGTCTGCCCTCGGCACACGGGCAGGCGAGGACATAGCCAATGCCGCCGGGTACAATCAGTTCAACCAGGTCATGAAGCACGGCGCCGGCAGCGAGCTCGGTACACGCGCGACCATGGCCGTTCCGGGCGCGAACTTCGGCAACACCGAGCAGGGCTTCGGCCGCAGTGAGTCAACGAAGCGCGACATTGCCAAGGGTGTCGAGAACACCAGACTGACGATCGCTGCGAACACGCCATATGTCGTCATGAAGAAAGGCGTGGCGACAGTCGAGCGCCAGGCCGACAGCTACGGCATGCCT